CCTCCGCACCAAAATTCTCAGAATTGGGGGATCCGGAATTTTGGCGTTTTTACGGGGTTTCTGGCGTTTTCGGGCCGATCTCGTGCGTTTACGTGCGATCTCCCCTGTGGCAGCGGTCTTTCATGTCGCTGTGACCGTCTCGGTATCCCAGTGCGAAATCGTAGGCACCTCTGTCGCTGAGGCCCTCTGTGTACGTGAAGAACGCCCCGGACGGCATGAAGTTGATCGGTGCCGAAAGGTCCTCCCCCAGCTTCAGGTAGAGGGTCCTTGATAGCTTGTAGGCCTCGTTGTACTCTGTGGTGTTACGCATTACTCAGGATCCTAAGTGGGAGTGATGTTGTGAAGTCCTCCAGAACGATATCAATCAGCTCGATACCGATCTCAAATAGACTCGAGCCAGCGTCGCAGTAGATCAGGTCCCTGCCTCTCTCGACTGAGTCACTGAGGTTATGGCCCGAGACCACGCCCTGCAGATCCCCCCTTACCAGCTGCGCGGACAGTTCGATCCAGTCTTCCCCGGCCACACGGTAGAGCCGGCAGGGATCACAGATCGAGATTATCGCAGTGCCGTTCACCGTGACCTGCTTGCCGTCTGCCGTCATCAGCGACTGGAGGCCGAGGTCTACAGGCACTTGTGTTGCTGGTAGGTAGGAGGTGTGGGTGAGTGCTGGCACGTGGAGCACCGGCATCCGAGACAGCCTGATTCCCATGATCGGGCCGTCCACGACTAGGTGCTCATTGCCCTGAGGCCGGGGAGATACCCTAGGCATCAGATCAAAGATTGGCTCGAGGGCACTAGCCAGTAGTTCTGAAAGGGCAATCATTTCACACCCCTCCTGTGCTGTTCTGGAACCTCGGACTCTGGGACAACGGTGCACCGGCCATCCACGCACATGCTGTAGAAGTTGACCCCAGCATCGCTGTATATGAACTGGTATTTGACTGGTGACTCAAGCATTCCACATCCGGCCACGGTGCCAAATGCGATATACAGGGCCAGCAGGATTGCTCGTGATGTGTCAGTTAATTTCATCGGCCTATTTCCCTTTTGAGTTCACGGATCTGTTTCTCTAGCTTCCTTTTCTCGTCCTTGAGTTCGTGGTTCTCCAGACCGGTCCTTGCACCATTGATCCTGAAGTACCTTTCCTTTTCCCTGAGCTCTTTGTTCTCAGACTTGAGCTCCCTGTTCTCGTGCCCAACGCCCCTCTCCAACAGCCTCAGGCCATCCTTCAGCATTGCAATGTCAGACACCGTGAGAAACAGCTTGTGATCAAGCTTATCAATCAACGTGGGCTTCCTCAGGTCCTTCCTGACCTCTTTCCTACACCTCTTGCAAGCAAGGTTCCCCTTTCGTGCCTTCTTGAAATTGCTGTAGCTCATGGTGATGAAGCCGGCCCCGCGGCACACAGGACCCCGGCAATTGAATTTGAATTTACAATTCTTTGAGGTCAGGTCCTTGTTCTTGTTGAGAACAATGGAATGAACCACAAGATGGCCACGTTGCTCTTTATCGTGCTTGAGCTCCAGCTTGTACTGGTTGCGTATGCGCCTCTTTTCTTGGTCCTCTTTGTTAATGCAACACTTCGGGTTCTTGCACTTTGGGATCATTCCGGCCCGGAGCTCGCTTGCCCGGACCTTGAATGTGGTCTGACCCATGAGCTCCTTGTCGGCATCACCGCCGGTCTTTAACCCACGGACAGCCTTTGCCTTCTTATAACAGAGACACCTGACGACCATCCTGATTGGGCTTCTAAGGTGCTCGCGCCCGTGTGTAGTTTGGCCGATCACCTTGTATGAGCCGTACCCGTTCCTTCGCTTGACGGTGGTGTCGACCATGGCCTCCCGCCTCTTGTTCTCCTCATGGAAATTACTCATCACCCACCTCCCTTTCAATCTTGTTAAAATCCTCATCAGGTACAATTATCTCCCCGTAGTCGCCACCTTCAGCGTTCTCCACAAGGTTCTTCATCAACTCACGCAGTCGCGCGTTTTCATCTCGCAACTCGTTGACAATTTTATCTTGCACCTCGACAGTGTGCCGCGAAAGGCTCAATTGACGCTCTGCTTTGGATAACGCCTTGCACATCTTCTCAAACTGTGACTCACTCATCTCCCACCTCCTTTGCGACTGCTTCGCACAGTCGAGTGTCGCACGACGAAAGGCCAGCCTCAACGTAGGGTTGGCTTTTTTTGAGTAACCCGCGAAGCCGTGAGATGTCGGCCAGCAATTCTTCGTTGTCCCACCTCAGGTCTCTCAGGACAAAGTCCAGTCCCTTTCTCTCAAAGACTAGCGCATCGTTGTACGCCTGCAGTCGCTCGTTCTCCTCGAGCAGTCGCCTGTTCTCTTCAGAATTGCTCATCTCTTTCCTCCGGTTGCTGCGTCCCAGAGGACAACTCCAGCGATTAGTGAAAGGCCAGTCAGGCCCACGATTAAAACAAACGTGTCATACATTTCAAGCATGGTTGTTACCTTTGCTGTTAGTGGGGGTGTTATGGGTGGATTGTACGCGACATCGAGCTCGTTGTCAAAACCATTGCTGGCTTTTCTTGTTCTCAACGACGTTGGGTTTTCCTCGTGGTGGAACCTCGAGGCCCATGGCCTCGGCGTCCCATGGCTGAACGATCTGGTGACCGTTCGTGTGGTTTCCGGTCCTGTTTTCCTTGATGCGGCTCTTCCAGCTGCAGGAGCATCTCGTGGCGTATCCCCTGAAAAGAGACTCAGCCTTCTGCCTGAAAAAGTTGCCGCAATCGTGGCAGTACATCGTCAGGGAAATCTGGCGGCCAGCGTACCCTCCGACCTGACTGACACGGTCTCCGTAGTTGTCCCAGATCCTCTGTGCTACCTTTTCTTTGCTTATCTTTGCCATCTTATTTATCCTCTACAGTTTGAAGGTGTTATCAATTTGACTACAGGTGGTGATTTTCTGATATTAGTACCAATAGTAATGGGACAAGTGGATTCTCTCTCAAATAGACTATAGATCCCCAGTTGTAAAACTGGGGAAGTCTATATCGTGAGGAGAACACACTTGTACCAATTAGCTACTAATTATTGGGTTTTTTACCGCTTTCTGAGGGGTGGAAGCCATGTAAAAAAAGTGTCGGTTTGCCAAGTTTCTTACTTCTGGAATCCCCCCCCCAGAGGGGGCAGTGGGGTGCCAACTGGTTACTTCAGGTCGAATGACGCCTTACCGACGTTGCTTTCATCTTTGAGCATGAAGTGCTCGTACCCTTTCTTTGGCGGTGGCTTGGTTGGGTCGTGCTTTACTTCCCCCCTCACTACCAGCTTTTTCAGCGCAGTACTGATTGCACTGTCTGTGCCATCATACCCTAGTTCCTTCGCTGCCGAGAGAACCTCTGGCTTGTTCAGGCTGTCATTGGCCTTGCTCAGTACATCGAGGCAGTACGACACCGCACTCTTTACACCCCCGGGGCCCTTACGTGACCCTGAGGCCTTCTGTTTTGGCTCGTGTGGCGTTTCGCTGCGTGACCAGACTGGGAAGTCGAATTTAGCACTGAAGGGCTCAGGGGACGCGCTAGAGCGTGTGAGCATGTCGACACAGACGAGACCGTCCTGAGCATGTGGACGAATCACCGCATGAACGTCAGCCGCACGAGAGATTGAGCCCGCACCGGATCCCATGTCGGAAACAGCTTTCCCACTCTGGTCTCCCTTGGAGGTGTGGTGCACCACTATGATTGCACAGTTCCTTTCGGTCGCGATCTTGTCGATCAGGTTGTACAGTGTCGTCATATCGGAGTTCGAGTTCTCATCAACACCCTCTGGATAGAACCTGTAGAGGGCATCAAGGATGATCACGTCGTAATCCTTGACAACGAGTGCTAGCATGTCGGCAAGCTTCTGTATGTCCATGTTCTTACCACGGAGGCACAGAGTGTCGAGGTTGATGTTTGACCCGGGACTGACCGCCTGAGTAACCTGATTCAATCTCCATCCCAGCTCCTCTGGATGTAGCTCGTTGTCACACAGAAGAACCTTGAGGTCCTTCGCTGCACTGAAGCCGATCCATTCCTTACCGGATCCAAGAGATGACGCAAGGTTGTACACGCAGAACGACTTGCCGGTCTTTGGGGCAGCGATAAGGTTCATCGTCTCCCCGCGGCGAAGCAGGCCCTCGATGACGTACTCACGACGTCCACCGCGGTCATCGTCGCTGTTGACAAGCTGGGAGTGGTGGATAGGCTGGACCTCCTCCAGCGCTGCCACACCCTCAAACTTGCGGCTCATATCGTCGGCCTTCTTGGCAGCCTCTCTCTCCGCCAATCTGGTCTCAAAGTACTCTGCCTCGGACAACGAGGCAAGGTAATCGCGCTCCTCGTCATCGCTGTGGGTGCTTTCCTTAGTTCCGGTGCTCTTTCTCTCACGCTCCTCCTTCAGTCCACGGAGCAGGCTTTCACGGAGCCCCGAGTACTCGTCCGACTGCTCTTTGGCGTAGCCATTCTCCGCGAGATGCTGGTAGAGCTGCGCATCATTGAGGCCCAGTACACGTTTCAGGGCGAAGGTCAGCGAGCACGACTCTTCGCTGGGCAGCAGCGAGTCGGAGGTCGAGAAGGACTTCACGCAGAAGTTGCCATTGCGTGTCCTGAGGCCGATTGATCCGCTTATGGAGAATGCTGAGAAGTCGGTTTTCCCGGGGCGGACGTACGCACGAGGACCGGCTGGTCCTGTGGTTGATTCGTGGACGGAGTATCCCACCGATTCCATCGCGGCCTGCAGGACGTCCAGTGCTCGAGGGTCCTTGTTGAATTCGGCGATCGGGTCACCTGACGGGCGACCTACAGCACTCTGGACCCCAACACTCTTAACAGCAATGCGACCAGCCTTCATGACGGTTGTCTCGAGCTGTTGTGGCAGTGGTGCCATTCCGCCTTCGCTGATAACGGAATAGACACCCCCTGAGGGATGATTTGATCCCGGGCCGAGAACCAGCTTGCCCTTGGACAGCAGGTCAACCCCCTCGAATTCACTGAGTCGACCCGGTAGTTTTAGGTCAGGCGATTTACTGACGTAGTAGTGTCGGCCTCCAGAGGGGGTATCGACAGTGAGGGTGATTGGCATGTTTTTAATGTCGGCATCCGACATCAGTCGGTCGAAACTATCGAAACCGTCAGTGTCTCCATGGACGTCGATATCGATCACCAACATGTCTGCATCTAGGACGATGCCGTACGCACCGATGCCCTCAACATCGACAACACCATAATCCCCGACAATATCCTGAGCGCGTGTTGTGGTGTCGGGCCAACCGCGTTCCTGCGGTCCCTTGCGACCCTCAGGGATCAGGACCACTCGGGGGTTAAGATCGAGGATCGATTGTGGAACTTGGAATCTCATCTGCTTTCTCCGTTCGGGGTGGTTAATGTTTCCTTGATGGGTGTAAATGTAGCACAGTTGGAAGAAAGACGCAAATCCTTTAGGCGTGGTACCATCAGCGCTCGAGAGTTTATACGTAAAAACAGAGGTAAAAGGCATGGTACGCGGTCGTAAACCGAGGGCTATTGAGGTTCAACGCGCTGCCGGATCGTTCGTCGCGAACCCGGACAGAGAACCAGCTAGTGAGGTTATTGGTGACCCACGTGCACCAATCGAGCCAGACTTTATTGCCAGCAACGACGTGGCACACAAGATTTGGCAGGAGACGACTGGAGCACTGGAGGCCAGCGGGATCCTATCGATGACCGACACGCATCTACTGACAACATACTGTTTCATGTACTCTGACTTCATCAGACTTGCGAAGAGGATCGAGCTGGACGGACACGAGGACGCCAACGGGAAAACTAGCCCGCAAAGTGTCGCGTTCTTTAAGACTATTGCACAGCTGGGAAAGCTGCAGAGTGAGCTGGGGCTGAGTCCCTCGAGTCGTGCCCGGCTGTCTTCGATCAAGCCAGAGGATGCTGGCGGTGCTGGATCACTTGCGAGTATCATTAGTGCGATGAAGAACTAGACAATGAAGAAGTACGAGCAATACATTACGGACGTTCTCTCTGGCGATCAGGTCGTCGGTAAGTATGTTCGTTTGGCCGTACAGCGACACGTCGATGACCTCAAGAAACAATCGACACCCGACTTCCCGTACCACTTCAGCGAAAAGAAAGCCGACGGTGTTCTGGCGTTCTTTGAGCAGGTCCTGAAGCACTCTATTGGTGAACACGCCGGCGACCCATTCATACTTGAGCCATGGCAGGCTTTTTGCTTGGCCAATATCTTCGGTTGGCAGCGTGATGATGGAAGAGGCAGGCGCTTCAGGCGTGTCTACTGGTCCATGGCAAGGAAGCAGGGCAAGTCCACGGTCGCTGCGGGTATCGCACTGTTCATGAGCTCGTGTGACATTAACCCGATCACAAACGAGCCAGAGGGTCAGGCGCAAGTCATTCTTGCGGCAACGAAGCGCGAGCAGAGCGAGAAGGTCATCTTTGCCGAGTGCGAGAGAATGCGCAGGCAGGCAACCATCCTTGCGTCGGGAAGCAACAACGCAAACAAGCAGATATCGTTCAGTCACAACGGCGGGACCATATCGTCGGTTGGTTCGGACAGACCATACGACGGACTGAACCCAGCGATGGTCTGCCTAGATGAAACCCATGCGTGGCGTGAGCTACATCGCAAGTTCTACAACACAATGGTGACGGGGTCCGGGTCCCGGGTCCAGCCGCTGGCACTGACCGTGACAACTGCAGGCGACGACCAGTCCCACCTGTGGATAGAGGAGGTTGGGTTTGCTAGGGCGGTGCTGGACAAGACTGTCAGTGAAGACAGCCTGTTTGCTGCGATCTACGAGATAGATGAGAAGGATGACCCGTTCGACGAGAGTGTGTGGTGCAAGGCAAACCCAAACCTGGGGGTGTCAATCTCGTTGGAATTCCTTCGTGGGCAGATCAAGCCGGCCATGACGAACCCGATGGCACTGAACCGATTCAAGAGGTACCACGCGAACATACTGGTCAGCTCCACACAGCGAATCTTTGACCTCGAGGCGTTCGACAAGTGTGCCGGCAATTTGTCGGACTGGAAGAAAGCGGACTGCGTCACCTGTGGCGTTGACCTCGGGGGACGTGATGACCTTGCAGCCTACGCCATGGTGGCAAGGTTTGACACGGGTGAGGTGGACTCAGAACGTGCGCCGGTCTACCGCTACGAGTTCAAAACGAAACAATACATATCGCGAAACACAGCACGAGACCTCACGGCGGTCCCGTTCTGTACGTGGATCGAGGACGGCACGATCAGGTTAACCGACTCGCCCATGACGGACCTGCAGGCGGATCTGCTTGACGACTACTGGAAAGTGTACGCATCGGAGATAGCGATTGACCCATACCAAGCACAGCAGTTTGGCGAGCAGGTGGAGCAGCTGGGGGCGATCATCGCAACCATGCCGCAAAGCACCAGACACTTCAATGAACCAATCTCAGCGCTGCGTCAGGCACTCGAGGACGGCACAGTGACGCACGACGGATCGCAGATCATGCGGTGGTGCCTCAAGAATGCGGTTGCCGTTCAGGACCGCCAAGGGCGTTATATGCTGGACAAATCAAACAGCTCCTCCAAGATTGACCCGCTGGTTGCTCTTGTAATGGCCTTCGGCAGGGCAATGCTTGCCAAGGGCCGCGGAGACGGACAATACCTTATTACTTAGGCCAACGTTGCCCGCGGCATTTGTGTGCCGTGGCGTTTAACACTGGCAAACGAAAGGAAGAACATGAAACTTAGTAAGAATTTCAAGGCACTGACCACGGCGGCCAATCCGGCACAGTGGTTGATTGACGCCTTTAACGGCGGATCCAAGAGCAAGGCTGGTGTGAATGTTAACACCGGTTCGGTGCTTGGATTGTCGCCCGTGATGTACGCCGTGAACAAGATCGGCGGCCACATTGCCGGAATGAAGATCAACATCAAACGCAGCAACAAGGACGGCTCGGTCGAGATCGTCGACAACAACGTGTCGCGGCTCCTCAACACCTCTCCTAACAGCGTGATGACTGCCTACACTCTGCGTGAGTGCATGATGACGCACATGCTGCTTGCTGGTAATGGCAGAGCATACATCAACCGGAACAGCAATGGCACACCGGTTGAGCTGATCCCGATCCAGCCACAGAACTGCCAGACGGCATACATCAATGGCTCGAAATGGCACCTCGTGACCCCCACAGAGTTTACCGAGGGCTTGCCACAGAGGGGCAAGAACAAGGACGGACTGCTGCAGATTCCAGACCGTGATGTTATCCACGTCATGAACCAATCCTACAACGGGATCTGGGGCCTGAATATCGTTCAGGTGTGCAAGGACGTGTTTGGCCTGACGCAGGCCGGTCAGACCGGTGCTGCCAATGTTATCGCAAACAGTGGACGTCCGGGCATGTTGCTCGAGGCACCAAACGGGATGTTCAGGAGCGCAGAGGACGCCAAGGAATTCTTGGACAACTTCAACGAGGCACAGGCCGGGCTCAGCAACACGGGCAAGGCAGCGATCCTCAAGGACGGCATGACGGCAAACATTATGCCGATTTCCGCGGCCGATTCCCAGTTCCTTGCCCAGCGTGAGTTTCAGCGTAGCGAGATTGCCATGCTGTTTGGGCTCGAGGCATACCCGGGAGACAACAGCGGACAGACCTACAAGTCTATCACGGAGCGCAACACGGCCTACATCAACAACACGTTGAGCCGCTTCATCATGAAGTGGCAGCAGGAGATTGACGCCAAGCTGTTGTCCTACGGGCGACTCAGCTCGTCATTCGACACGTCGTCACTCCAGTATGGCGACCCTAACAGTTTGGCGCAATACACTGACACCATGGCTCGTGCCGGCGTCATGACTGTAAACGAATTGAGGGCAGCCAATGACCTTGGAAACATCGAGGGCGGTGACGAGCTTACCAACACCGCACCTACCAGCGAACCCAATCAACCAGAACCAACAGACACCGAAAGCAATGAGGACAACCAATGATTTTTGAAACAAACCCAGAAGCCGGAACCATGAAGATGCGCGGCGAGATCGGCGACTTTGAAAACGCAATCTCCGCTGACGACTTTATTGTTGCACTGAAAGAACACGCAGGGGCCGACCTGACAATCGAGCTGGACTCACCCGGTGGATCCGTTATGGACGGGCTGTCCATCGCGTCAGCAATCATGCGCCACGAGGGTACCGTCACGGTGGTCGTTGACACACTCTGTGCGTCCATCGCAACTGTCATTGCATGTGCTGCCGGAAAGGTCATCATGCGGTCTGGATCCAAGTACATGATCCACCGTTGCTGGACTGTCGCCATGGGCAATGCCAATGACTTCAGGAGCACCGCGGACGTCATGGAGATGCTGGACAAAGACATCTCAAAGACATACACGGACAAGACCGGCATCGACAGCGATGAGATTATCGGGATGATGGACGCCGAAACTTGGTTCACAGCCGAGGAGGCTTTGGCCCTTGGATTTGCTGACGACATCGAGGTCGTTGAGCGCAAAAAGCTTGAGGCGAAGGCCGAAATCAAGCCTCTGGCCGTGTCTCCCGTGGCTATTGCTGCCAAGGCCGGTGCCGTGGCACGAAGAATGAGGCTGAGACTTAGCAAGTAACTTTTAGGCGTGGTACAGTTTTCCCTACGCCAAGGCAATCAATTTTAACTCTAACCGAGATTGGTATGAACAACATTAACGAGATCGCTGCTCGCCTTGAGGCAATCAGCGTTGAAGTAGAAGCTTTGGCGGACGTCGCCTTGGCTGCGGACCAAAGCGAAGACACTCTTGCACAGATCGAAAGTCTGGATGCAGAGTTCAAGGCTTTAAGTGAGAAGAAAGAGCGACTCGAAGCCGTTCAGGCGCGTGTCGATGCCATCGTGGCAAGCAGAGCGGCAGTTGAGGCCCCAGCAGTTGAGGCTTCTATCGAAATCGACCCCAATGACAATGAGAAAGAAGAAATGATTCCAGCATCGGTCAAGTACAACAAGTCCAACGTTTTTGCAAGCAGCGAAGACGCTTACACCGCCGGCCAGTTCTTGGCAGCAGTTGGCGGAAACGCCAAAGCCAAAGAGTTCATGGCTGCACAGTCCGTCGGGACTGACTCCGAGGGTGGATTCACGGTTCCTGCTCCCCTCTCCAGCGAACTGATCAACTTGGTTGAGAACTACGGCGTTGCACGTAACGCTTGCCGTCGCGTCGTTATGGGTGCCATGACTTGGAGCGTTCCAAAGCTTAACGGTCACGCCACCGTATACTACCCGGCAGAGGCCGCCAGCATCACGGAGAGCGCGCTTTCCTTCGAGCAGATCACCCTGACGGCCAAGAAAATGGCTGGATTGGTTAAGATGAGCACCGAGATCAACGAAGACTCTCTTATCTCCATGACCGACACCATCGTTCGCGACCTTGCTTGGTCGTTCGCGAAGGAAGAGGACATCAACCTGTTCACGGGCGGAAGCTTGTACACGGGCGGAATCGAAGGCGATGCAGGCGTTGCTGACGCAGACGTTGCAAGCATCGCTGCCCTGACTCTTGACGACCTGAACGCAGCTGTTGTTGCTTCCGGACAAGAGCGTGGCCTGAATCCTAAGTTCTACATGAACGCAACTTTGTGGAATGGTCAGGTTCGCGATCTGTTGAACGCAGCTGGCGGAAACGCAATCGGCGAATTGGCCGGTGGTGCTGGACGTTCACTCTTCGGTTACCCAGTTGAGTTGGTTTCGGCTATGCCGGGTGCCGCTGCTGTTTCTGGCGACCTGATCTGTTGCTTCGGCGACCTGAGTGTGTCTCACTACTTCGGCGACCGTCGTGCACTCAACTTCAACGTTCTTCGCGAACTGTACGCCGTGAACGACCAAGTTGGCATCGTCTGCACCCAGCGTGTTGACATTGCTTCGGTTAACCCAGAGGTCCTCTCGAAAATTACCTTGGCGTAATTTCCATGATCAGGATTGAGTTTATTAAGCCCCGGTTGGAATTCCCAGCCGGGGCCGTTTGGCACACCGACAAGATCGGTGTCGCACGTACATTGATAGCCATGGGGTTTTGCAAGGAAATTAAAGATGAGCCCAGACTGGACGATAACAAGAACGTCAAACCCAAGCGGACTCGCAGTAAGTCTGGAGGAAGCAAAAGCACATCTAAGGGTAAGCGGAACAAGCCAAGACGACCACATAACGATACTGATTCAGGCGTCAACCGAGAGGCTTGAGCGGGACATCAATCGCGCCGTACTGCAGTGCCAGTGGCAGCAGTCGCTAAAATCATTCCCCTCTTCTAACAGCGACCCGATCAAACTGTTCATGGGCGGGGCAACGACTGTCAGCTCAATAACATACACCGACGAGGACGGGCTGGCACAGACACTGTCTGTGGATGACTACTCGTACTCTCAACCACGCAACGTTGTCTTCTGCGAAAGCACCGACGGGTGGCCAGTCGTTGACACGACCACGGCATCCGACAAGGTGTTTATTAACTTCACCGCTGGAGCAACCGACGGGGACTGTGTCCCACGTTTGTTCAAACAAGCCATTCTACTCGAGACAGGTCGTGCCTACTTTGATCCGGCACAAGAGAACACTGTCAATACGAACGACGGAAGGAGCTACGAGGCGATTGTCCGTAAGCTTGTCAGGAGTTCGTACCCGTGAGCAGAATAACAGGATTCAACCGGAAGAGGATCGGCTACAGAAACCATTCTGCAACCATCGAGTCGCCCCCACAGACTCTGGATGATTATGGTCAGCGATCCTACACCACGGGCCCGTGGGCTGCAGTCCTGTCCGGGTGGTGGTGCGAACTGGTTGACCTCGGTGGAGGGGAGATTCTTGACGGGGTCGCAACGAAGACGGCAACGGAGGCTGTTCTGATCGGCGATTCACCCTCCACCGAGGGAGAGATAACAACGGACTGTAGGGCAGTTGTCGATGGCGTTACGTACGGCATCACGGCTGTCAGAGACATATCAGGGGCCAACAGGGTCCTTCGCGTGGAGATCAGGCGAACACAGTGAGTGAGTTAACGAAGTCAATAAAGCGAAAAGCGCAGATGAACTCCAAGGGTTTGTCGACGCCAAGGTCAATAAAGTCAAAGCACATTGCCGGCAGGGTCGTGACGACTGACCTTGGCTTCGACCTTGCACGTGCGGTGGAAGAACTGGACAAGCAGGTTATCAAGAACGCGGTCGACAAGATCGGTACGCTGGTGAGGAAGGCGGCAGTTGCGAAACTGAAAAAGGGATCATCCGACTCAAACCTCGGTATGTCAAAGTACGGCAAGATGACCAGAGGTGACTGGAAGAATCCACGTGTCACCAAAGAGGCCAGAGTTGACTACAGTGGCAGGAGCGTCATCAGCAGGGTTGGAGGCGTGAACTACTTGCCGGGCGGCTGGTATGGGAAGGTCCTTGACAGAAGAGGAAAAGATAAGCCATCTATGGCAAAGAATGGTGGACGTAACGGTAGGCGCGGTATCATATCGAAGCCACTGAAGAGGAGAAGGGGTGGCTGGTATAGCATGACTGGTCCAGTGTACGGAACCGACGACAAAGACAATTCAAAGTTTGGTCACAACCATGCTCACGTCCATGAGGGCGTGAATGGTCCAGCCAAACACAAGGCATGGAACAAGAAAGCTGGGACGTTGAAGGTCAGACCTTTCCTCGGTCCAGCAGGCCGAGACACAGCGGCAGAACAAAAGAAAGTATTAGTAGATACACTTGGAGTCTGGTTGAGATGAGAGTAATTCCGCAAACAATAGTACAGCTCAAGTCACAGTCACCAATTACCGACATAGTCGGACAGCAGGTGTACGCAGACTACCCACCACAGGGCGTTGAAGCACCATTCATCGTCGTAACAATACTCAGCGGACAGGCCCATGGTACGGTTACTAACTGTAACGTTCGTGCCTACTCTGCCCGCATGACAGTCACAATAGTTGCAGACTCCCGGGCCTTGGCGGAACAGGGGATCGAGGCTATTGAGGACGCGCTTGACGGCTTCAGTTCAACTGACGCCACGCACCCCATTCAAGGTACAACAGTAGACGGCGGCCTCGAGTGGGAACTACTTACGCCGAGAGACGGTTCTGATCAGAGAAGCTTTCTCTGTGAGCAGGACTTTCAGATTCACTACCGTAGAAACTAGAACAGGAATTTAAGATTATGGCTGGAACAACTGGTCAGGGAACAACCGTTGCACTCACTACCGGCGGTTCAGTCGCGTGTGTACGCTCGTTGACTCTCCCTACGTGGACGATGGACAGCATTGACGCATCGTGCTTGAGCGACACTGGCTTCATGAAAAAGATCGCAGCAGACCTCGTGGACGCCGGAAGCGTTCAGGTCACGGCTGTGTTTGGACTCGAGGACGAGCCCTTTACGGTCGACGGTGTCACCGACACCATTACTATCACTCTGCCAAGCGCAGGAACCACCGGTGGCATCCTTACGGGCACCGGATGGGTCAGCGAAGTGACTCTTCCAAGCGTTGAGATCGGAAGCCTGCTCGAGCAGACTTTCACCTTCACGTTTGACGGCGAAACCGGACCAACCTACACGGCTGGCACCGCATAATAACCCCCCCCTAACAGCAGGACCCTGATATGTCAGTTGAACTGGTACCACACATTGGCAAGAACGTAGTAACTAAAAAAGTGCAGGCGTTCCGCCAGTACCTTGTGTACGACACATCAGGCAATGACCGGGAGTGGATCGGGATCATCGGCTGGGACCATGGATCAAGTTTGATTTTCATGGTCCCTGTTGACCCAATCAGGCAGGAAAGAATCAGAGATCAGGTCAACCTTGAGATCAAGCGTGAAGCCGAGATCATATCAAGACCGGACCTCACTGAGGACCAAATTAACCCACCACAACAGGAACAAGATGATGACATTGACGAAAGCTATCTTACTTGAGAAAACCAAGCCATCCACGCCAGAACTGCTTGGCGAGTTTTTCGGGCTAGAGATATACATCAAGCCAGTCAGCGAGCTCGTGCGTAGCATGAGAATCTCGAGTCTGTATGACCGCAAGAAAGATGAGGTCAGAGAGGACTCGATGCAGAAGGCTCGTGCAATGACTATCATTGACCACCTGTGCGACGAGGACGGCAAGCAGCTGTTCAGCAACAAGGACGTGTCCGCCGTTATGGGCATGGATGTTGTCAAGGTGGATATCCTTATCGACGCCATTGAGAAGTGGCAGGACGCCCGCGTGGGAAAGCTAACAAGCAAATAGAAAAGCTTACGGAACAGCTCAGGGGTAACCACAGGCTGTTCGCAGCATTCTCTATTTGCAGCGAGCTCGGCATAGATGATCCGGTCCACTGGTTTAACAGCGTTAAGCCAGCTGTTGTCGACTGGTGGATCGCGTTTCGCACCGTGAGGAATGAGCGGGAGGCCGAGGTGTATGAAGACAAGAACAAGGACATGACCCCGGCTGAGGCCGATGAGTATCTGTTCAAACTAACACAGGAAAACAATAATGCCAGCCAGTAGTGTTGTCGGTAGTCTCTATTACGAGGTAATTCTAGATCCGCTTAAATTCTCTAGGGGAGCAACGAAGGTAGTTAAAGATCAAAAGCTACTTCGCAATGCAATCCGAAAGACGGCGAAAGAGATGGACCCGGCGGAGAGGCTCAGGAAGGAAACCGATGCTGAACTGGAGGCGATCAGGAAAGCCAAGCTGAGTGCCGAGGAGCGAAAGCTTCTCATTGACGGTGTTGTTGATCACCATGAGAGGCGCATGGAAGAGATCCGCCTGAAGGAAGAGGAAACGAACGCGGCCAGGGTTGCTGCATGGGAGAGGGCAGAAGCGAAGATACGGAGGGCTGGTGAGATTGCAGCCCGAGAGAGGATGGAACACGCCGTCTCCTCTACCAGCTCAAGGATTGCAAACAGGAACACACGTGCATACAGCAACATGATGTTTGCAGGCGGAGAGGGACACACCGGCGACATCTTCGGTCAGATCAGGGCAATGGGCGAGGCATCTCGTGCTGCCAATTCTTTCACCGGCAGGCTTGAGAAAATGAGACTCGGCGTACAGTCGACAGTCTTTAAGCTCTTCCCACTGTACGTTGCATTCACTCAGGTTAACGCGGTGATGAGGTCCATCATTGGCACGACGTGGGAATTCATCTCCGCCGCTGACGAGAAGAAAAAGTCCTTGCTCACACTGCAGACACTGTACGGCGGAAACCTTGAGGTTGCTAAAGAGCTCAGGAAAGAGCTGGTAAGGTATGGGCAGAAGACTTCGTTCAGTGTACAGGGAACTGTTGAACTCGCAAAGACGATGCGTACACTCGGGTACGACGCCAAGGAAACCATCAAGTGGATCGAGATATTTGGCAAGCTGTCGTTCGGTGACGAGGGCAAGCTTAAGCTTATTGCCAAGGCTATGTCTGACGTGAAAGGAGCCGAAAAGCTTCGTGGACAAGAGCTCCAGCAGTTTGTTAACCAGAGCGTCCCTATCCTCAAGTCTCTTGGCGAGGTGATGGGCAAGACGACTGGAGAAGTCAGGGCAGCAATGGAGGCCGGCGAGGTGTCTCTGGAGAACGTTGAGGCTGCTCTTGAAAAGCTTGCCGGAGAGTATGGTGACACGGACGTCCTAGGTCTTCAGACGGCAACCGGACAGATGGACCGCATGAAGGACACATGGGACGAGTTCAAGGCCTCCATGGGCACAGGGGATGGCCCTGTTAAGGTCATGAGGATGCTTGCCGACGAGTTCGAGAGAACATCCGACGCACTCACCGACATTAAAGAGAACGGGTTCTTCAGGCAGGACCTACCGATACTGCTCCGCGGTCTCGGGCTTGGTGCAGGCAAGAGCAAGGCATACGGAAATGCAATCGGCGAGAAGATAGACCAGACGGCACTGGAGATGCTGTTCCCGGGGCTTGCAACAAAGAGAAGCGTCATGGGCTTGTTCGATATGAGGGACAGCCTGTTTGGTATGGAGGGATCGCAGTCAGACTTTGGCGGTGCCTCATCCACACTCAATGATGCACTGGACTCTGCCGCGGAGGACGCGAAGATTCTGGCAGATGCTGAAGAGAAGCGTCTCGCTATGGTCAAGAGGTACGAGGAGGCCATCGAGGGGCAGAGGGATTGGAT